GGCGGAGCGAACGTAACTGGTATTATTACTGCTACTGGATTCTCTGGAGACTTCTATGTCAGTGAGTCCGTAGATGACAATCAGAACTATAACCTAATGATGTTGGATACCACTGCAGGTGGTGACACATACAGAGGATCCATGGTTGATGCTGGAGGAATTACCTTCAATCCATCCAGCAATACACTTCAGTTGAGTAGTAATATTAGTCTTGGTGGTGTTACTGGTGATATCAGTTGTGCAACTGTTTTTGCAACAGGGAACATCACTGCAAATGCTTTCTATGGAGATGGTTCCAACCTGACTGGAGTTGGTCTCGGAACCCAATCAAGTCTCAACACAACTGGTATCATTACTGCTTCTGCTTTTGTTGGTGATGGTTCTGGTCTGACTGGCGTAACTGCAGTAGGATCTGGAGTTGCTATTCAAGAAGAAGGATCTACAGTCGGTACTGCAACAACCATCAACTTTGTTGGTAGTGCAGTAACGGCAACATTCTCTGGTGGTGTTGCAACTATTGAAATCACTGACACTCAAGGTGCTGGTGGTGGTGGACTTGCATCAGGTATCGTAACCTTTACTGCACAGTCTCTAGTTCCACAGGTAATTGACACTTTTGCAGCTGCAGCTTACTCCAGTGGAGAGTACACCCTGACTCTTGGAGTTGGAACATACAGACAGATGCAAAAATTCATGGTGATGCATGATGGTGGAGATGCAGGGGTCACAACAACTGCCTACTATCAAGAGTATGCAATCATGACTTCCCCAACCCAAATCGTATCTGTTTCTGCAGCATACAACGCAGGGAACATTCAAATTTCTGTGACACCAGAATCGGGTATTTCTGGGACTACGACATGTCGTTTTACCAAGAACTTAATCGGAGGAGTTTGATAAATGATTAACACACATAAGGCAGAAAATAGAATCGACAGAACAAACCTATCTTTTGTTCCAGAATCTGGCAAGAAAGAATATTTTGTTGGGTGCTATCAACCAGAAGACTGGAAACATATCCATGAACTTCTAATGCAAGATGGCACATTGGAAGATAATATTCCATCCCATTGTTGTGAGTGTGTTAATCCATGCGACCATAGTGAGACGAGAGCAATCTATCTCCTAGATGATGAGGAAGCAGAGATGTTAAGAAATGATCCTCGTGTTCATTATGTAAATCTAAACTATGATGTATATCCAGGTGATTTTGCACCAGATCCAGAAGATCTCAATACTTCGGTAAGGAGAGAACCAAGATTTGGCAAAAATGTTCTTAACTATAGGGCATGGAATACTGCACCATCATTGCCATCGACTATTAGAGCAGGACTTGGTGCAAGTGATCTTAATAGGACTGGATATCAACTCCTAAGACACACACAAAAAGCAAATCCATGGGATGCTACTGGTTCAGAATATCCTTTGGACAATAGATCTGGTGCTGACCACCAGATTTTCGAAAGAGATATTTATCAACTTGGCGATGGAACTGGTGTAGATGCAATCGTTGCTGATGAAGGTTTCTGGATTGGACACCCAGAGTTTGTCCATTGTCCAGGAACAGATCCAGTTGGATATCAAACAGGAAACGCATTGACATGGAGTGGAATCTCCAGCACCCCAGGAACTTGTGGTGTTCTAGACTTGGTTCTCGATGCTCCATATTATATTGACCCAGACTTCTTTAATGCTAGACCACAACTACTTACCCAACGTTGGGATGGAACAACAGTTCCTATTGAATCCGCAGCAAGATCCTGGTGGTCAGACTCCTCTCAAAGATCTGTAGGATTCTCTACCATTGGCACCACAACTGGTATCAGTACCTTATATACGAGATCATATTGTAATGGATCCAATGCAGATAAACCAACTAATGGCACTAATCATGGAACTGAGTGTGCTGGTCAGGTATTTGGTAAAAACTACGGTGTTGCCTATAACTGCAACAGATGGGTATTGAATGCTTATGGAAGTGGATCTGCTGGAGTTAATGAGGGACAGTTTACTGTTCAAAAACTATTCCACCTTTACAAACCAAACTACGATAGACACTCAGCAAATAACGGAAACCAACAGAGAACGGATGGAAAAAACCCAACTCTAAGTAGTAACAGTTGGGGTTATAGATCCAATAGTCATCAGATAAGTGGATACTATTACTACCGACCAGCAGGAACTGCTGGAGAAGAATTTGGAGTAGCTTATGGTTCTGGCACTCAACCAGACTTCTTTGACCGAGTAGGTGACTATGGAGATCAAAGTAGAATGAAGGGAGAGATGGTTGACAACAGCACCACAACAGCAGGAGCCGAAATGGTAAATGCTGGGGTAATTTTTGTTGGTGCTGCAGGAAACTCTAACCAGATTCAAACGAATCCTGGTGATCTTGACTATAATAACTACTGGGCATCGGGTCCAAATGCAAGTCTCGTAACTTCCACTCACTTAGAGTTTGGACTAACAATGTATAATACCATTAATCGAAGAGGTTGGCCTCAACACATTGGAAAAACACAAATTGGATTGACTACTACTGGTTGCGAGTTTCCTTGCATTAATGTTGGAGCCCTTGATGACTTGATTACTCCTAATTTCTATGGTGGCGATAGTAGTCAATATAAAGAAGCTATTGTTACCTACACTGATAGAGGACCTGCGATTGATTGTTATGCGGCTGCTGATGATACTATGACTGCTGAAGGTCAGAGAGGTGCTGGTGGTTATGAGCATCCAGAAGTATATGTTGGTCTTACCACTAGTGCATATGATGAAGACTTCAGTGGAACTAGTTCTGCATGTCCTACAGCTGCTGGATGGATTACAACCAAACTACAATACAACAGAGAATGGGGTTGGAGAGATATCAAAAACTGGTTGAAGAATAATTGTGGCCCTGCTGACCCAGATAGATTCTATTATGGTGAAGACGTTACAAATTTCACAGCAACAACACTTGCCTGGGAAGATGTGAAATCCACTCACTGTTATTATGCAAATGGTGGAGATGGACCTGTTGTAATCTGGGATGCTCCTACTGGATCTCCTACTGAACCACAGTACCCAAGACTGACCTTCGGGTTAGAATAATAAATACTAGAAAGAGGCATCATACAAATGGGAGCACAATCATTCGGAGTAAAATCATTTGAAGTGGTTGGAACTGGCAACACTTCGGTAATTGGCGGCTCAGCTGACCTAAAGTTGAGTGCTACAGGTCAGGTTGCAATCACAACTAACACATCCGTTACTGGTGTAGTTACCGCAACGGCATTTTATGGTGACGGATCGAATCTATCTGGAGTAGGGGCTCCAGCAAACCTAACTGCAACCACGTTAGATGTATCTGGTATTTGCACCGCTGGTAGTTTCGTAACGGATCTCATTGATGGAAATGGAACCAGTAGAGGATTTGCAACCAGATATTACATCACTGCAGATGGTTCTTCCAGTTATCGTTTTGCTGGTCCTGGTATGCCAAACACTGTGGCAAACCCAACTCTCTACTTGATGAGAGGATTTACATATATCTTTGAAAACTCCACTGGTGGTTCTCACCCATTCAGAATTCAGTTCACTGGAACAACAACTGGTGTTGGAACATACGTCAGTGGATCTCAACAGGGAATTCAAGTGTTTACTATCCCACATGATGCACCAGCAAATTATCAATATCAATGTACCATTCACAGTGGTATGATAGGTTCATTCGTAATCCCTAATTAATATGTCGCCACTAGCATTTGGGATCGGAAAGTCCAGAGGAACTTTATTCGATCCAGCAGTATTTTACTGTAACTATCTTGTATTCAATCACAACTGGACTGACGGTAAAGACTTAGATCTTATTGCCAGTTTTTTATATCCAAATATCGATGGAGCATGTGGTTCCAGACAAGGAAACGAAATCACAAACGCTGAAGGAACCATCGTTTATATGAAGTGGGGTGGAGACAACACCGAAGATACTGTTGGATATGAATCTATTTACATTGATGTTCCCGCTATCAAACAAATTCCTGGGTTCGCTGGTGATGAAATTGAACTAGATCTAAGAGCTATTTGGTATTCTGAAGTGGGACAAGATCCAGTGATTGTTACCGCTGATGGATATCAAGGCGGGAATATGTTACTGGAATCAGAAACTCCTAATGTTCCTGGTTATGGATTTCTAAATCCAACATCAACGAATTCTTACATTAATTATAAAGCAACTAACGGAAAACAACTTCAGTCTACCAATAGAGAAGACTCTGGACAAAGATTAACAAGAGCTAAAATTAATTTAAACAGTTATTCATTAACGTTTGTTGAGGATGATTAATACTAAATAATTTTGATCTAAATATGTCTCGAATGAAAAGTGCAATTGCCACTTTTGCTATGATTCTGATGACCGCAGGTGCAGCAAATGCTGGCGGACTTGTATCAAAACATACTTCTTCAGTTCAACTGACTGTTGATGCTGCTCGCTCTACTGCTGTAAGAATCGGTGGCAGTTATTCTGCTTCTGGTTCTAACATCTCGGTCACCACAATGGGTGGTGCTACCTCTGGTGCTGGCACATACACTGTCAATACTGCTGGTAACGACTGGTCGTTGACTGAAACATATAATGCAGCAGATAGTGTTCCTGCATCTGCTGTTAGCACAGGTGATGTTCCCAACTTCGGTAACCTTACCTCTTATGCTGCTGGCACTGCTGGTTCTCTGGCAGGTACGGTTGATAGAAGTCATGCTATTACTCTGACTGCTGGTGGTGCAGGTTCATCTGCTACAGGACAATTCGTTACTGAAATTACCGTCATCGACTGAGACTATATAATATGAATAGATTATTAGAAGCAGTCGGTCTCGGACTGGTTCTTGGTGCCTTACACGGGGCTGCTCAGGCAGTCCCCGTGGTTCCTAACTTTACCCAAGGCTCCATGACCAGCCACACAGAGACAACACAAAAAATTACAGAGACCATCAACTCGATGGACTATAACACAGGGTATCAATACTCTGTGACAGGGAGTGGAATTTCAGCATCAGGTTCTTTACAACCAGGAACAGGTGCTAACAATGTAACTATAGATGGCGTGACATCATCATGGACAGGACTAACAAGCAGACCAAACTTTACGCAGACGACACCAGGAGCAGCGTTTCAGTTCACGGAAACCTATCAGGGTCCTGGTTTAAGCAATCAAACAATAATTCAAAGGACCACAGAGGTCACAAGTATCACAGATACTACAAGTATCTTCTCGCAATAATTCTCAGTGGATTCCTTCCTACAAAAGCACTGGCTGAAGTTGGCGGTGTTTCTGCTACTGCGGCTCCTGTCGCCAATAGTTCTGGCAGTGTTACTAACCAGGCCATCCAAGTTCTCCAAGGACCATACATTACCAACACATATGGAAACGGAATCCAGTGTCAGGGTCCTACTAGAAACTTTACCCCATATGTAACTGGTAGTGCATCTGCTACCAGACCATATGAACCATATTATTATGATCCCGTTTATGACATGAGGGACATAGATGAGGACGGCGCACCAGATAATCCTGGTTCCGTTTTGTATCGTGTTCCTGTAAGAACTGGACAAAAAGATAATTACAATCTCGGTGTAGGTTTCTCTATCACATGGTCTGAACCATTAGATAAGAAACTACAAGAACAATGTAAGGAAGCAGCACAAGCTAACATTGATCTGATGAAGCAAACAACTGCTAACAAGAGATTGGATTTTGAGATCGCTAGATTAAAAAATTGTGGCGAATTGATGAAGCAAGGTATTCAATTCCATCCTCGCTCACCTTATTATAAAGTGTGTGCTGATGTGGTTGTGAATAATCCTCCAGGACATACTCACCCACACTATCACACTATCCCTTCCGTTTCTTCTTCCTCGGGAACACAGAACGCAACTCCCGAACAGCGTGGTTCATCTGACGCTGCTCTGCTCGGCGCTCCCCTGACGACAGGACGGGAATAGGTTTCTTCCTGATCGTAGCAATCTTCTTCATCACTTTCTTAACCGTTGGTTTGACTGCTTTCAAAAGTATGTCTGCCAACGGTTTTGCTAGCAGTGCTGATGCAGTAGCAATCACAGCAACACCACCCACCTGAACAACCTGACCACCACTAGGCAGTCCTGCTACTATCTGTTGAGGTAGTGGGACTGCTTCTGTTATCTGGACACACTCATTACCTATGAGTTTATATTCAACAACCTTCTTTCGGAAACCCTCTACATATGTTCCGACAGGTTCTTTGGCATTCTGTCCTGGTGTGGGACAATCTACCTTCGCAGTAGCAGGAGGAATTTTAGGTGTCTCTGGTAACTCGGGAGCTACGGGAGTTTTAGGTTGCCGTGTATCAACACCAGCAGGAGCAGTGGGGAT